GAAGGCGTCGCGCCTCTCGGGCTATCGTGTCATTCCCCACGGTGATATCTTCATCTGTGCAAGTCAGGACTTCATCGAAGATATCGTTTAAGGTGATATAAGACATCACAACCTCCCTAGAACACTATCGATGGCATCAGCGAACCGGCTTTGAATCCTTGCCCGTTCGTGTTCGGCTGCATCGAATAAATATGGATCTGCCTGTATGCCCGGATGATGTACGCGTTTACAAAAGACAAAATCACCATTTCTCACAAAACGGAGCGCCAGCTTGTTCCTAGCCTTGATGATATGCGGCGGGGTGCCTTCGTGCTGGTATACTGCCACGTCAGATCCGAGATACACCGTGGCCGTGTTTCCTTCTGCGTGCATCATAATGCTTCTTTCTGTAGCACCGCCACGCGTTACAAATTTATGATGCTCCCGTGCATACTCTTGGATATCTCTGGCCGCCGCTTTGACTTGCAGCCTTACAGCCGCCCTCGTTTCTTCGGGAGCGGCTTCAAAGGCTTTCACAAGTTTGTTAAAGTCGGCCTTTACCGATACCTTCATTCGGCAGCAGTCTTATGGACGTAAATCGCACCCTTCTTGTTGTTCAGAACGAATGCATCATAAATCACACGGCCTTCAACTAACCATCCGTTGATTCCTGGCGGGTTGTCGTGAATCTTGTAATCTGCCAGCTTGATAGGCGCCACGCACGCTACCGGGTTAGTAATAATGAATGCGGTATTTTTCGGCATCCAAGAGGTGGGCGCCGTAATAATCGGAATCCCGTCTACCATGCCAAGCTGACCACGGAGAAGCATATTCTGGGCAATGTCAGAAGCCTGAATAAAAGAGGGATCCTGCTTGATGTATTTGTAAAAAGCACTGGATACGTAAGCAATACGCCCACCAAGCGGAGCCAGCTCGTCAGTGAGCTTTTCCACGCCATCCAGGAAAGCGCTGTAGGCATTGGTCTTTGTAATAGCCGCGGTCGCAGTGTTCTTTGCACCTGCTGCAATGACGCCCAGGCGATAAATATCGATTTCCGGGATGACTACTTCATCAAGCTGGCGCTGCAGGGCTGCCCCGGCGTCCTTAATCATCATCTGGTCGAGATTGTCGCCACGGTCGATGGTGAAGGTGAAAGCGCGATCCTTACTCAGGGTCATTTCCTGGATGGAGTCCTGCAGATCTGCAGGAGTGCCATAGCGAGAAGACCCAGTGCGGGTATAGTCATTCATGTCTGCCGTCGGAATAGAATAAACTTTGACAGTTTTCACCCCCACGAAGTCATAGTTGTTGTTAATTGCCGGGGCCGTGATAGATCCCTGTTTGAAGCGTTCATCAATCTGTGCGCTGTACTTTTCTGCATAGTTAAGAGCCATTTTGTTTTCTCCTTTTAAGAATTAAATCCGGCAAGAAATGGGTCGGGGCTTCCTCCTCCGTTCCCACCGTTAGGGCTGCCGCTTCCGCCGCCGCCGTTAGCCTTGACCGCCCAGCTATTTTCCTTCAGCCAGCCGGCCACACCATCTTCAAGGCTGATTTCTCCATCCTTGCCATTATAGGCGAGGCTTTCATCGTCCTTAACGATGATGCTGCCCTCCAGCAGTTTTGCCATGTTTTCCGGGCTCGCCGCATGACCTTTACTGAGCAGCTCCACTGCCTTGGCCATCTTCATGCCGTCAAGACGCTTGGTCTTTTCTGCCTGGGCTGTTTTGGTCATAGCATCAAGCTGCTTGGTCACCTTGTTGACCTGTGCGGTCAGGTCGGTGATCTGCTTGGCCACTTCGGTCGGTTTCTTTCCGCCCTGTGCGAATGTGTCGAGTGCAGCCTTCAGGTTCTTTGCCTTGTCGGCCACATCGTCTGCATCCTCGAGATCCAGTCCTGCGAGTACATTCTTGAGTTTTTC